GTTGTGGGTCTCCACGAACTCGGTGCAGGTCCGGTGCAGCGTTCTACACTTGCCAGCGTGTGGGCAGAACTTGCAGTGCTCTCCGGCCTTGTAGCCTCCCTTGCCCTTTGCAGCCTTCTCGGCCACTGGCTTGACGGTCTTCTCCGCCCAGGCCATGAGGTCGGCAGCTGTCAGCTCGTCCACGCTTATGTTGTTAAGTCTTGGCTGGTAGATGTGCAAGCGGATGCGCTCCACATCATAGGCGAAGCCGTAGTCGTTCAGCGCGCCCAGGCCGTACAGTTTGGCCTGCGGGTTGTCCACCGCTGAGACCGGAACGCCCTGGCCGTACTTGTAGTCGATGACGTCCATCGTGTTCCCCTGGATGATGATGCAGTCAGCTGTTCCGAAGCCTTCCGGCACCCATGGCGAGAAGTCCACCTTCTGCTCCAGAAGCACCACGGCATTCGGGCCCTTTACCTGCTCCAGGATGTAGTCGCGGTACCCTTCCGCGTGGTCAATCATATCCAGCGGCAGGCCTGCGCCATCCCCCCCGGCCGGAACCTTCCAGCTGCTCTTGTTCTCAACGGCCGCCCTGGTTACTGCCTCCGCCACTTCATGCGCCTGGGTTCCTTCCCTTGTGAACTCGGTGTCCGGGTTCGGGTAGGCCTCAGCGGCCACGGCCGAAGCAGGGCAGGCGAGCCATCGGTGCGAACTGGATGCGCTCAGCAGTGCGTGCGCTCTGTCCGCGTGGTTGTTCATTGTTTCGCTCATCCTTTTCCTCCTTTTCTTTTATCTATAAATGACAGCACGATGAGGGTGCCGCATATTATCAAAGTCACTAAAACGCTGTTACTCATAAAGCACTTTCTTCCCGATATACTCGCAGTAGGCGTGCTCTAGCCTTGCGCCCTTGCTGTTCTCCCAGCCCTTCAAGAAGTAGACCACGTCGGCCGTGTCAATCTGTGCCAGGTCTATGCGCATATACTGCGCGTTGTTCATTCCCATCGGCAGCCTGGAAGGGCTCAGGACGATGTAGTCGCTCAGCTGTTCCTCTGCCTTCTCGAAGGCCAGCCAGTAGTTCTTCACCCCGGTGATCGGCCCGGATATGTATATAATTTTTTTATTGTTCATAAGCCTAGCCCTCCAGCGCGCTCAGTCGGCCCATCACTTCCGCGCGCTTCTCTGCTGGAATTTCTCCCACGCACTTCGCGTATTCCATCACGATGGCCTTGACCTCTTCCTTCTTGCCCGCGCTTACCAGCTGCACCACCTTGCTCTGCACCTCTGCGGCTGAGACCTCTGGGGCCGCCGGAGCTTCTTCTGCCTTCCCCGGTTCCAGGGCTGGCTGTTCTGCTGGTGCTGGTGTTGGTTCCGGCTTGTCCTCCGCCGGCTGTTCTGGTGCCTTCTCTTCCTGCTGGATTGGTTTGAGCGGTGTCACCGCCTCAGCTGCTTCCTTGCATGGTGTTCCCGCCTGGCCTCTGAGCGCCTCCAGGATGTTGTCGAGTCTTGCACGGTCCTCCGCGCATAATTCAATAGTTAATGTCAATTTGTTCATGTTCTTTTCTCCTTCCTATTTGTTTGTTGTTCTATGAAATAAAGCCTTTATTCTCTCCCGGAGCGTCTCCTTCTTTGCTTTCTGCCCGTCCTTAATCAATGCCCGGTTCTCAAAACTTGCGAAGGGCTTCGGGTTGTGGTAGCTCCTGCGGCTTCTTTCCATGTGTTTTGTTTTGCTCGCCATTCTTTTCTCCTCCTTATTTTCCGGCTGTTTCAACTGTTATTATGTAGGGACTCTCCAGCGACCAGGTCCAGTAGTCGTCGCCCTTGAACTCAACGGTGAAGTGGTTCCGCTCACCGTCGCCCATAAAATATAAATAGTTAGCTGGTAACGTCCGGCCGACGTCCTCGGCTCCTGCCTTCTCTTTGTGCCAGCGTCTCAATACATCCGCCGCCAGCTTCATGTGCTCCTCCGGGCACTCGCCCCAGGTTCGGTAGCCCTCGAACTGGTTCGGCGCTGTGACCACTTCCACAATGGTCTGGCCATATGCGTCCACGCGGTTCAGGATGCACCAGGCAACTGCCGCCCGCTCCTCAATACTCTGAACGCCTCCGGCTTCTCCCCAGATGGTCCGGGCTATAAGTTCAACCTCTGCTGCGTCGAGCTTCGTCGGCTCTTTAGTCTCTGCCGGCTGCTTCGGTTCCGGTGTTGGTTCCTCCTGGGTGCTTGTCTCTGTAGCCCTGGCCTCTGTTTTGGTCACTGGCTCGCCGTAGTTAATAGATAAGAACAAAAGCATCGCCAGCGCCAGCAAGCAGCCGCCCATAATTGGCTTAATGTTCATACTGCAACGCCTCCTTCCTTTTTGTTGCCTTCTTCTTCTGTAGTGATTTGATACTTCACTTTGACTTTGTGCTGGTCCGCCAGAAGCTCAACCAGTAAAGAAAGTATTTTTTCACCACTTGGTCCTTCCATGTCTTCTCCTTCCACGATTAGCTTAAAGCTAATCTAATACTAAAAAAATTTACGCGCACGGGTTGAAATTGATGTGATCATATTCCACACCATAAAGCGCGCATAGTTTCTCGATGTGCGGCGGTTTCGGGAATGTTCGACCCGCCTCCCAGTTTCTCAACGTGGAGACAGCAACCTCCAGCTTCTGAGCCGCCTGCTCTTGCGTGAACCCGGCGTCCACTCTTGCACCTCTTAATGTTCTTCTTGGCATCTTCTGCACCTCCTTCCTGGCTTATGATTAGCTTAAAGCTAACCCGAACACAAAAACAGAATACTATATCAATATAATTTTGTCAATAGCCAAAAGCTAATTTTTTATTTTTTTTCGTTTACTTTTTAGCGAATATAATGTATTATGTAATTATCCTAATAGGAAAGAGGTGGAAAAAATGACAGCATGGTCGAAGGAAGTATTTGCGGAAAACTTACGTTTTTACATGGAAAGAAACAATAAGACCCAGAAGGAACTGGCCGAGATTGTTGGAGTATCTGCGCCGACGATGAACGAGTGGCTGAAGGCTAAAAAGTACCCGCGTATAGATAAAATAGAAATACTGGCCGAATACTTCGGAATATTAAAATCTGATTTAATAGAGAATAGGTCGAAGGAACGCGAGGAGCTATACAAAAAAGCCGACGTCAGTGTTGACGTCGTGCTTAGAATGAAAAGTGATCCCGAGTTTTTGGAGTTGGTCAATGCGCTGAACACTCTCGACGCTGACCAGGTTCGAGGGGTGAAGCAGATGCTATCTGCTTTTTTGAAGTAGCCGCAGGATAATCTCTAATATCTCTATATCCTGGCACTGTTGCAGTAATTTAGTTATTAAAGTTATGTACTCTTCTTTCATAGCTTGGCCCCCTAGCAGTGAGAACGAATGTTCTGAATATAGTATAATATACTATTATATTCAAAACAATGGAAATTGTTTACAATATTGTTATAACTCCGGGGGCGTGTCGAAGTATATCAAAATTAGTATATGTATAAAATTTTTTTTAAAATAATAAAAAGGGTATAAAGGAGATGGTTTCATGTATACAGTTTATAAACAATTAGAGGAATACAGACAAGAAAGAAAGCAGGTCCGGGTGGCCAAGTACGGCCGCTGCTCCTCTGACGAACAAAAGAAAAACGGTTACACCATAAGCGACCAGCTGGACCTCATGGAGGAGTTCTGCCAGGAGAACGAGCTCATAGGCGCGGGCGAGTATGTGGACGAAGGCATCTCTGCCACTTTAGAGATAAGCAAAAGGAAGGCGCTGGCGCAGCTCATCAAAGACGCGAAGGCCGGGAAGTTCGACCTGGTTATTTTTAAATGTATAGATAGATTTTTCAGAAACGTCGGAGAGTATTACGAGTGCCAGAAGCAGCTGCGCAAGGCAGGAGTCTCCTGGGTGTCTATCGAGGAGCCGGACCTGGACCCGGAAGACGACGACGCGGCCTTTAAAATAAATATCTATCTAACTATGGCGGAATATGAGGCCAAAAAGACCAGCAAGCGCATCCGCTTCAATAATAAAATGCGCATCAAAAACAAGCAGGTGATCGCCGGGGGCCAGTGCTTCCTCTTCCCTTGGAAGGTTGTGGGCGAAAAGAGATGCAGGCACCTGGAGCGGAACATGGAGCGCGCGCCGGAGCTGTACGACATTCTTGACTACTTCGAGAAGTTCCAGACAAAAGCGGGCACGCTTGCGTGGTACAATATGAAGTATGCGAAGGATATGTCTATAACGTCATTAACAAATTTATTAACCGATACGCTGCTCTATGGTGAATATAAAGGCGTGCCTGACTACGTGGAGCCCTTCATCACGAAGGAGCGGTTTGACCGTATAGGTGAGATACTAAAAAGAAACGCAAGGTACTCCGCGAAGTCTCCGGGGGTGTTCCTTTTCTCTGGTTTGCTAAAGTGTCGCGGGTGTGGCCGGAACCTTGTCGGGAATTATAAGAAGCCAGGACCTACTGCGAAAACTTCAAAAGGTACTTACAACTATAGATGTAATAAGCACCGACTGGAAAAAACCTGCTCGAACAATCACGCCATATCTGAAAGAATAATAGAGAAGCAGCTGCTCGACAATCTCGAAATGTATATAACAAATGAGATAATAAAAGTTGAGAACGTCAGCGAGGTCGCAGCGCCTAAAACTGACCATAGTAAGAAAATAGACGGAATAAAAAAAGAGATGGACCGCCTCAACATGATGTTCAGGAAGGGCCGCATCGAGGAGGAGGAGTACGACCGGGACTATTATGCCCTGGAGAAGGAATTGAAGCAGCTGGAAGCTCTGGTAGAAAAACCGGAAGAGAGAGACCTGGAAGGACTCAAAGGACTGCTAGAAACAGATTATAGAACACTATACAACGAGTTAGACAAGGAGCACCGGAAGGCGTTCTGGCGGAATATTATCAAAGAGTTTTCAATGGGTGAAGACAGAAAAGTGGACCCGGAAAGTATTATATTTTTTTAACTAAATGTGCGTACTTTTCGGGGCGCACCGTTCGGTGCCAGTATAAAAGTACACATTAAAAAAAGACCCCGGAGGGCTTAAAGCCTCCCGGGGTTTTCTCTGTTCTTATGTTCTTTCGTGCTGAGTGCCGAAGTAGAAGGCCATCACCGTGGAGGTGATCACCATCACGTTGTCCGGTGTGATGTCGCCACGAAGCGACAAGACCGCGAAGACAATCAGGACCACCAGGGTGACGATGGTCTTCACTTTGACCAGGTTGGCCAGGTTATTCAAAAATGTCTTCATAGCTTTTCACCTCTCCCTTCTTTACTGCTTCGCAAGGTATGCCTTGGAGCAGAAGCCCGTCTTGCCGGATGCACTAACAACGAGGAGCCAGCTGCCGGTGTGGTAGCCGTAGCACTGGACCTTTGTGCCGTAGTCCATCACCTCAATGCGCGCCTTGTTCGTGGACGCCCCGGCGCGGAGGTTCAGGCCGCTGCTGGCCTTGACCTTATAGGTGCCCGCCAGGGACTTGTCGAAGCTCTTGGCCGTGTCTACTCCCGACGGGGCCGCCGCAGGCTTAGGTGCCGGAGCTGCTGCCGGCTTAGCTGCTACGGTGTGGACCGCTTTGCCGTTCCAGTCGTAGACTGTGTAGCCTTCCTTGCACGCCTTCTTGGCGTTGTCAAGGCTCTCATAGGCGCCCAGCTGGCTGGCTGCATCTGCCCAGCTCTTGCGCACGCGGTAGAACTTCTTGGCCTCTGGCTTCGCAGCTGGAGCCGCTGGAGCTGCTGGCGCTGCCTTGCTCATGCCAAAATATCCAGCCACGACCGCAGCCTCTGCCGCTGCCATCTTGGCCAGGTTCGCGTCGTTTAGCAACCAGTTGACCATCTTGGTGCAGGTGTGGAAGCTGTGCTCGACAATCATGCCGACGGTGCCCACGTCTGTGGCTCCGCGAATAATTCCATGATAGTCGCCGTTTTTGCCCTTCCTGCTGGAGGTTCTGCCGTCCTGGCTTGTGCCCATGGTCTTCTCGATGCACTCGGCCAGCTTCTCGCCCAGGTCGGTGCCTGAGCCGTTCAATGGCACATATACGACCGGATAGTCAATCTCCTCATCCATGCCTCTGACGACCGCGTTGGAGTGGACAGAAAGCAACAAGTCGCAGCCCTCGGATGCCGTGCCTCGCTTGTAGACTGTCAGGTCCTTTGCCTGGTCGGCTCTTGTCTGTCTCACTTCGATGCCATAGCTCTCCAGCTCTCCTTTGAGTAAGTTGTGCAGCTTCCAGTTCATTTCACTTTCATAGTATGCCGGAACGCCAGGGCTCTGGTTATACTTGCCATAGTGCCCAGCATCCAGGCAGACGATTGGTTTGGAGTGTCCTGCTTTTACATTTTTCATGGTGTTGTCCTCCTTTTTAATATTAAAAGCACCACCCCGGAGGGCGGTGCTCATGTTTAGAATTTAATTCCGTAAATCTTTTTAACTACTGCGGCGCCGTCGTAATAGCTCACTTGTTCGCCGTTTGTGCTGTCAGCGGTGGCGGTGGCTGTGAAAGTCTTGCCGCTGAACGCGAAGTCCGAAGAGATAACCAACGCCTCGCCCGTGTCGCTGTCTGTGGCTGGTCTGTAGTCATAAGTATGGCCCGCAGGGTTCCACACCAGCGCGTCGCCGTAGGTCCAGTTGCCGTTGTACTGCGCCTCATAGCTTACCAGCAAAAGGTTGTAGTTGGCCGCGTCGTCGTTCATGGTTCCGGTGGATGCTCCGGTGCTGGAGCTGAAAAGCTCCACAAATGTCGCACCCTTTTCGTCGGTCTTGTTCTCCAAAGCTTCCACCTTGTCTTCCAGGGTGTCAACTCTTCCGCCCGTGACGGCTGTCACGTATACAGTCGCCTGGCTGCTGTCGTCGTAGCAGCGCACCAGCAGGTCCTCGGTTGCTGTGAATGACTTGCCCGAACTTACATTCCGAAGCAGACCCTTGAACGCCTGAGTCTCTACGTCGTAGCTGTAGACCCTAACAGCTGCTTCCTCATCACCATCAACGGCAAGAACGGAGCCTGCCGGCAAGTTAATGAGCCCCGAAGTTCTGCACACGTACCCGTAGTCAGTGATGAGCTCCCCGGTCGAACTGTCCACACCGGCAAGGTCCACCCAGTCTGTCACCTCCTTGGTCTTTTCCGTTCCCATCAATTCATCCAGGTATACGCTGTGCTGGAGGGTGCGGGTGTCGAGTTCGTCCACTTGGTAGTCTGTTTCCTCCAAAGAAGCCGCCAACTCTCCGACCTGGTTCGCCAGGTTCTCGGCTTGCTGCGCTGCTGTGTCCTCCAACAATTCCACCTGGTCTTTTAGACCCAGTTCAATAATTTTCACATTGAAATTTATAGAATCATGTTCCCCTGTAGAACAACGCACCTGTATGTCTTTCGGCGCTGTGTAGGTGCTTGCTGATTCGTAAGTATAACTAGTTAGCACTGCAACCTTTCCAATATATTCCTGGCTGTCGGATTCGTATGCGTACACGCTCAGCTTTGAATAGTCTGTGCACCAAGTCATGACGATGCTTGAACCCTTCGGCAGATGTATGAATCCAGATGTGGCGCAGCCGGTGGATTCAACAAGGTCTCCAGTGTTTCCATCTATCACACCACTGACCCAGTCGGTGTACTGCTCATTTGATATAATTTCACTGTCAAGGCGTCCCTCCAGTGCTTCAACCTGCTCGCCTATAACCTGGACGCCTCCGAGGGCTTCGTCTGCTGTCTTGCCTATACTCTCAATGTCTTGCTGCATGTTATAATCATCCTTCGCAAGCGCTTCCACCTGAGCACGTACTGCATCGCCTGCCGTGTCGTAGGTCTGACCGTCGTAGCCGTTGCGGATGTCTTCCACTTCTGCGATGCCTGCGCCTGCTTCGATGCCGTCCAGTTTTTTCAAGATAGCTTCGTCGCTTTCAACCAAGTCGTTGATGGCTGTCATGATCTGGTCGTACACCTCCGGGGTTGGTTCGTACTTTTCACCGGAGCCGCAAAGAATGGAAGGAACGCAAGGAACGCGGGCCGGTGTAGTGGTGCTAAGGTCTCCCTCATAAACGCCCACCAGCACGAAGGCCACGTCGGACAGCACCGGCACCGGCACGGTGTTGCCATTAAAAATCTTGTCTTCGTGCTTCCACTCTCCCGCCTTCATATACACGAAGCGCGCGGTCTTGTAGCCAGAAGTGCCCCACTCTTCGTCGAAGGTGAAGGTCAAGGTGTAGTCGCTGTTTCCGCATACGATGACCGGGGTGCCCTCCACCGCTGCCCTCTTGGCTGCTATAGTGATTTTAATATTTTTTTCTGCCATGTGTTTCTCCTCCTTTTAAAATAAGTGTTCTATACCCTGGGAGACCAGGAAGTCACGCTGGTCGTGCTTGACATCCTGGAGGTGTTCCAGGGCTCTGTGTGTTTCTCCGTTGCATTTTCCGTTCTGCAAGGCGATGGCGTTCGCCTCGCATACGGCTGCGGTGGCTGTCAGCATCTTGACCGAGTACCGCTCGTACTGGCGGCGGGCTTCCTCCTCCTTCTCCCGGCGTTTCTCAACCCGGCGGATGTAGGAAGCAAAAAGCGCGGACGGGATGCTGGCGGCTGCCAGTAACTCAAAAAATAACTCCATCTCTTTTGTGCTCCTTTCTTATGTTGCGTTGATAGTAGTCGCCGCGCTCACCGTGTCCTTCATCCAGCCACCAAAGGACCAGACGCCGGAGGCGTTACGCGTGCAGGTGCGCCGGTAGGTCGGCTCTGCTGCCTGGTATGCTCTGACCTCTTGCATGACATACCAGAAGGACCCCACGACGTCGTTGTTGCCCACTCCACTATATACGCGCATAGTGAAGGCCATATCTGTGGGCCGGTTGTAAAGGGTCTCCGCTGCGGAGTTGGTCCGGCAAGCGTAGACGCCTATCTGTGTGTAGTCGTTCAGGTTGGCGTTGGATGGTATCGCCTCCATGGCTTCGCCCAGGCCGAAGACTGCGCCCTTCACCGGCCACCCGAACTCAACGCCGGGAAGCTCTGAGGTCTTCCCGAAGGCCATGCCCAGGCCGTCGGCTCTTATGTCGAAGATAACAGCCCCGGACGGCAGCACCGCCGTGTAGGTGCTCACCGCCCCGAACCAGTCCGTGACCTGGATGCGCAGGTCGTACTGGTAGTCGGTTGAGAACTCCTCGCTTGACAAAACAACGCCGGAACCCTCCAGGCTCGACCCGGTCAATATGGCATCCGACCACGCCGTCTCTGTTGAGCGCTTGTAGGTGATGGCCATGGCCGCGGTGTTCTTGCCGCCTAAAGATGCCACGCTGTAAACGTAGGCCAGCGACGCGCGCGTGCCATTGAAGTCCGCCAGGCCGTCGGTGTTTACACGTCGGACCACGAACTCAGTCACCTGCGGCTTCTTGTAGACCAGCACCGTCAAGGTGGTGGTCTTTGAAGCTGTCCGGCCTCGACTGTCCGTGACCTTTGTCACCATGGACAAGGTGCCGCTGCTACTCAGCAGGCCGGAGGTCCAGGAGCTGCCGGTGTATGTCGTGCCCTGGAAGGTGGTGCTGTAGCTCTTAATCGTGGAGCCCTTCGCGCCAGCTGCTGTGATGGTTGCCTTGACTTTTGACTTGCCCTGGATGAACGCGCCGAACTGCGCGGCCAGGCCTGCCGTGGCTTCTGCCAGTGTAACTGCAGATATACTAGGCACGACCGACGTCGGGACCTTTGCCGTCAGCAGGACGGTCTTGGTGCCGATGGTGGTGCTGCCGTTCTTAGTTATGCAGCGGATGGTCATGGTGCCGCTGGTCGTGTTCGGGATGCTAGTCGCCAGGTCCGGGACTGTCCAAGCCTTCGATGTAGTCACCCCGGTGGCTATGCTCACCCAGCTGCTGCCGGCGAAGCTGTACGCCAGGTCGTGTGTGAAGCTGCTGCTCGCTCTCGGCGTGTTGATCGTGACGCTTGCGCCCATGTTCGCGCTGGAGGCTGACAGCGTCGGCGTGGTTGCCCTTGGGATGGTTGTCAGGGTTCCCGTGCCGCTGCCGCTCTTGGTGCCGATGCTCGACCCGCTGAACGTGATGCCGAACTCCTGGCTGAATGAATACGAGAACGACTTGGAGCCGTCCGCGTTGTGCGCCACTGTGGTCTGACCACTTGCCAGCGTCTTCGTCGCGTTATTATTCACGCCCACCGTGTTGGTGCCGCTGTACTCGGTGCCGTTGACCGTCACGCTCCAGTCCTTCGAGGCTGTGGAGCTTATCTTACCGGAGGAGCCTGCCACGAGCTGCAAGTTCCAGCCCACCACCGTGGTGTTTTTCGCCACGTTCTGGCTGACTATCCACCAGTTGAACTTCAACGTGTCCCATGAGGTCACTGTGACCGATTTGCTTCCGCTTGTCGCCATTTTAATCACCCACTTTCAACATGGACAAGTTGCCGTTCGCTCGCGGAAGCAGCGAAAACTTGCCGATTTGTAAAGAATTTAAAAAGTTACCATCTAAAACAACCAGGTGCTTGTTTGAGAAGTACGCCACCTCAGCGCCTTCGTCTATAAAGGCGATGCGGTCGTTCTCAATCCTGAGCGTGATGCTGTTGCCACTCTCTCCCAGGATGATGTCGCCGTCCTCGAAGCGGATGTAGTTTTCTATCTCCATGAACTGCGCCCGGGTGTTGTCGTCGTACTCGCTGACCGTCTGCTCCAGTGTCGTGAATAGGAACTCGAAGCTGTCGGACAGCTGCGTCATGCTGGTGCTGACCAGCTCCTGCACTTCGTCATTAGTGGCGAAGGTCTCGGAGACCTCCAGCTTGATGCTCTCGCTGGTCTGCTGTATCAAAGAGGCAAAGGACTGCCGCGTCTCCTCAACCGCTGCCGCGATGTTCAGGTTATACTCCGCCCGGATGTTGTGCTCAATCTGGTGCAGTTCGCTGGCGCTCTTTCTATCGCCTGCGACTCCCATGCCGGTGAGTGTCGCCTTCTCTTTTCCGAGGGTGACGGTCCCACCTGCCGGGTCCAGAAGGTCCACGGTCCTCTCAGTCAGAAGGAAGTCCTCGTCGATGCCGTGCGGCTTGCTTCTCACTCTTATCTTGTCGCCCACCTGGAAGGTGTCGATGCTCTTGTCCAGGTTTGACAAGTCCACCGCGGACAAGTTCAGGCTGGTGATGATGTTCCGGCTGTTGGCCAGATACTCCTGGGCCTTCCTCAGAAGGTTCGCCGGTTCGGTTACGTCGTCCCAGTATACCGGCTTCGAGACCACGCCGCGGTAGGCCACGGCATCCAGGTCCTGGATGAAGTCAAGCCCGTCGTTCACGCTCTCGATGGTGACGCGCGCGTTGGTCTCTTCGCCTTCGGTTTCAATCTGGGCCCCGTACGGGATGACCACTGTGGCCAGTTCGTCCTTGCCATCGGAGCGGGCGAAGTCCAGCAGGTTGCTGCCGAACTCAATCGGCTGGCTGCTGCGGTAGTTCAGCTCTGCCAGCCAGTTGACCACGCGCTGGCCGTCGGCGTTGGTGGTAAAAACAATATAACCGCCGCAGCGCTCGACCAGTTTGTCGATAACGTCCGCCACTTGTTCGGCCTTCGTGCTCTCCAGCGCGATGTAGTTGTTCGCGTCGATCACTGTAACCTCACCCGGGGCGAACTGTTTGAACGCCTCAACCTGGGCGTTGTAAAGTGTCAGCACGTGGGCGAAGATGGCCGCCGGGCCGTCCTGGTATGAGTACGGGCGCATGGTGGCATCGTGAAAGAAGCCGCGCTCGCCCTCGCAGGTGATGGTCCGGTTCTTGTAGAAGTCGTCCGCCGGGTATAACGCCCGGCCCCGGAACTCCAGGCGGCCGTTCTTGTATATCTCCACCGGGGTCCGGTAGCTTATAAAGCTGTCATAGTTTGGGTGGTCAGGCGGCAGCGTGAGGACTGCCGTGCCCGACTTGTTCAGGCCCTCCGTGTAGCTTAGGGCCAGCAGGTTGTTCGTGCTTAGGCGGCTGTCGTAAACAAGCCCGCCGTCTGCGTAGACTTGTATCATAGAACCGCCTCCCTATATGTGAATTTGAGCGCAGCCGTTCCGGTATAGGTGAGGCTGTGCTCGCCATAGTCCAGATAGATGTCCGGCAGCGCATACGTTCCGGCGCTGAGTGCCCAGGAGGCCGCACCGTAAACGAGAAGCACGTCGCCGCCCGTAACCTCCAGCAGCGGAACCATGCCGCGGCGGCCCTGGTTGACAAGCACCGCCTCTTGTGCATACTCCGCCGCTTGTAGGTTGACAACTGTCTCCGCTTGTGCATACCTCCAAGGGTCGCAGACTGCTGTCACCTGGACCGACCCGTGCGCTTCGTCGTTGTAAAGTCGGGCCACGCTGAGCCGGCCGGTGATATAGTGCGCGGCATCGTCCGGCAGGATGATGTTCATGCGGTAGCCGTCCAGCGCGTTGACCATCTGGGAGATGCGCGCCTCGCGTTCCAGTCTTGTCCCTTCGGAGCCCTCAAAGACTGCCGTCAGGGTTCGGCTGCTGTAGGTCGGCTCCCCGTCTGTGAGGGCCGTGCTGAGGTCCAGCGGCTCGCTTCGTCCTGGCACTTCGACCAGGTTCGGCTTATACACCGCAGGGCTGAGGTCCCAGCTTGCCAGGGTCCAGCGCCCGTCGGCGTGTGTGTTGTATGACCCGAAGGTCATGCTGCGTGGTGTTCTCATTACATCGCCCCCCTTGCTACCAGCGCACGCCGCTGGCCGAGTTCACTGTCGAAGCCGTTGGCTGTGGCGCCTATAAGCTTCTTGCTGTCAATAGTTAATATCTGGCCGCGCTCGATGGCTGCCAGGATGCTGTCCAGTTTGCCCAGGAGACCGGTCTCGGCAGCGCTTGCAGCGTCCGCCGTGAAGGTGTGGTTCAACTGTCTTTCAAGCGTCAGGCCGTTCATGCCTTCGGCTTCGTCGAGCATACCTTCGGCCATTTCGGTCATAGCGTCCAGCGGCTTGCCCATGTTGTCAAGTACACCCTGAGCGAGTCCGCGGTCCAGCATTTCACCGACCCAGGCCATCTCTCTGGACGGCGAATGGATGCCAAAAAAGTCCTTTATTCCGTCGAGGACATCGGAGCCGAAGCCCTCAATCTTGTCCTTGACCCAGCTGGTCATATCGTTTATACCGTTCCACAAGCCCTTGACCAGGTCGGTGCCGACCTTTTTTAGCTTACTCGGCAAGGACTTGACCCCACTGGTGACGGCGTTGAGTAATTTCTTCGCGGCGTCGGCTGCCTTTGTCTTGGCCTGGCTGCCGAACTCTGCCACCTTGTTGATGGCCTCCTTTAATATTTTCCATATCAGCGAAGGCATCGCGCTGAGCACGCTGGTGGTGGCCCGTAGAATCTGCGGCAGGTTCCGTACCAGGGCGGCCACAATCTGCGGTATGGCTTTTATAATTGCCCATAGCAGCCGCACGGCTGCGCTCAGAAGCATCGGGTGCATCTCTGCCAGCTTCGTCGTTATGGTTTCAACGATGCCTGGCACCTGCGGAACCAGCGCCTCGATAATCAACGGGATGGCCTGCACGATGGCGTTAAGCAGCTGAATCGCGCCCTCCAGTAGCACCGGTATGCAGGAGATCAACCCGTCGATGATGGTCACTACAATCTGAGGAATCAGCGGCACCAGCATCTCGATGAGGAGCGGGATGGCCTGCACGATGGCAGTCAAAAACTGCAGCGCCCCTTGTAGTAGCTGAGGCAGCGCCAGCATCAATCCGTTAATAATTGCCATGACAATCTGAGGAAGCGCCTCAATCAATGGCGGAAGTATCAGCGGAATGGCCTGGACTAGCGCCAGGAATAGGTTGACCGCGCCCTGGATGAGCTGCGGAACGGCTTCAACCAGCACCTGCACCAGCTGCGGTATCATAGCGACCAGCGCGTTGATAACCTGCGGGATGGCCTGGGTCAGCCCGTTCAATATTGAGATGGTCACCTGGTAGCCGGTAGCGACAAGCTGCGGCAGGGCCTCGATGATGGTCGTCGTCAAGGTAGTGACCAGGCTCATGGCCGTGGTGGCCAGGGCCGGCAGCATCTCGGTGAGTTTTGTCAATAGGTTCGTAAAAATGCCGGACAGCGAAGCGCCCAGGGCCTCCGCTGCGCCTTCGTCGCCGTTCAATACTCCCCGGAAGGCCTCAGCCACTCCGGTGATCCCCGGCATAAGGTCAGACAGCAAAGAAGCGCCCAGCATCTTGACGTCGGTCAGTATAGGCTCAACGGCCGCGCCTGCCTCTGCCATGGACGCCGTCCACGCTTCGTTCGCTTCGTTCGCGCGGATGAGCTCCGCGTTGGTTTCTTTGTATTTTTCAGCGGCCTCAGAATAAAGGCCGTTTAGTGTCTCAGTGATGAGCGCCTGGCGTTCCTGCTCAGTGCTGCACGCGTCAAGCTGCGCCTGGAACTGTTCCTCGTTCACGCCTGCCCAGTTGAGTGCATCGGCCAGGCCCCCGGTGAGTGCTCCGGTCTTTGCGGTCTCGTTGGCCGCTTCGGTCAAGCCCTCGATTGGAAGAGATGCCCCGAAGGTCGCATAGACGCCCGTGCAGATGTCCGTCCACTTCTGGAGGTCCTGCTCGTTGTCGGTCAGCTTTGCCAGGTGGTTCGACGCTTCGACCGCCTGCTCAGTTTCACCCAGGACGCCCTGGAGTGTCTTATAGGTGGAAGCGGCTGCCTCGGAGCTGTGGCCTGCTGTAGTGAAGGCCGTGTCCAGCTTGCCCATCTCGGTGCGGTATTCTCTTGTAGACTCAGCCGCGCCGACCAGGGCCCCACCGGCTGCAACAAGTGCACCTGCCACGGCAGCAAGGCCGCCCTTCGCCAGGCCTCCCAGCTTTGAGCCCAGGCCGTCGCCAGCGTCGCCGGCTTTGTCCGCCGCGTCCGCCATTTCCTCGAAGCCGTCCGCTGCATCCTCGGCGCCTTTTTTCGCCTTCTTGGTGTCGTCCTTAGCTTTGTCAGAAGCGTCGCCCAGATGGTTAATAGCGAAGGCCGTCTCCCCTGCTGCTTTTTCGTAGCCGCTGAGTTTCTTGGTCGTGGCTATGATTTCACGCTGGAGCGCTCGAACCTGCTCCTCGGAGGCTTCCCCGCGTTCAAACTGCGCCTGGACCTGACGCTCCGCGTCTTTCAACGTGTCGAGCTTCTTGCGGGTATTCTCGACCGCATCCGCCAGCACCTTCTGCTTCTGTGCAAGCAGGTCGGCGTTCCCTGGGTCCATTTTTAACAGCTTGTTAATCTGGCCCAGCTCGCTGGACAAGTCGCGGCTTTTCTTCTCGACATCTTCCAAGGCCTTGCCCAGTTTGGTGGTGTCGCCGCCTATTTCGACGGTCAAGCCTTTAATTGTTTTGTTTGCCATTTCCGGCGCCCTCCTTTCCTAGTTTCCGTCGGAGCGCGGCGCGGTCTGGCTTCGTCTGTTCCATCCTCCAGGCGTTGTCCAGGTACTTCTGGCCCGCCTCGGATTGGCTCAGGTAGTTAATAAAAGCATCGCGGCGGTAGGTCAGATACTCCACGTAGTCCAGACGGCCCACCTGGAGGAAGTTCAACCCGGTGTAATTTGCCACCAGATGCTTATACCATGTCGTGCTCCGGTATTTGTGCCCGCCCGTTTTGTCCGCCATCGGATAAAACGGGAGCATTAGTTTTTTGCGCTGTTAATTTCCTGAATAAAATCAAGATAGACTTTCACGAAGACCGTGGCCTCGTATAGCTTCATGCCGTACCGGTCGCGAAGGTCCTCGGCCGTGAACTGCTGCCCGATGAGGTTGCAGCTCATAAGCTGCGCGATCAGTTCAAAGAGTGCCTTGACAGTCGCGCCCGTGTTGTCGTTTATGACTTTTTGAAGCTCAGCCGACGCGGCCATGAGGCGCTCCACCAGTTCCTCGGTCGGTGTAGTTAATCGCACGACGGTCTTCGCTTCGTCCTTCAATGTTATTTCGAGCACCGGGCGCTCCAGTGCGTTGAAATCTAAAGTTTTTACCATGTGGGTCTTCCTCACTTTCTTGGAATATTAAAAGAAAAACGGGACCTGGCTGGTCCCGTTTTAGAAGTTATTATGCTGCGGGAATTTCTTCCACCATAGTGATGAGCGTGCCCTTGTCGTCCTGCGGGAGTGCTTTGAACTCCGGCTCGACGATTGTGCCGGCATCCGCTGCAAAAGTCAATGTGAAGCCTGCCGTGTTGCGTCCACGGATGAGCACCCACAAGTTGCCGTCCTTCTTGTCTTCGTGCGCGAAGCACACAACCCACTCCTTGCCCTGGGAGTTGCCAGCGCCTCCGATGTTGATGGTGCGCTTGCCGTCTGCTTCCGTAACGGTGCAGCGGTCTGCCAGATGCTTCAAGGTGTTGCCGTTCCAGGTCAACAAGCCGAGCTTCATGATCGCCTCTTCTGCTGTGGTGATGACTTTAGAAACGTAGCCGAGGTCGTCCTTCTCTTCGTATGTCTCCTCAGTGTAGGACAGCTCAGCTCCTCCCTTTGTGTAGCCGAGCAGGTTCTCAGCCACGCAAATCTCCTCGATGGTTGGCATTTCGCCAGTAAATTCCATAATATACGGCTTGCCGGCTCCGAGTGTGATGTTTTCCTTTGCTCTCTTTGCCATGGTTTCTACCTCCTTAATTTTTAATAATATAACTAAAAGTATAAATAACCTGGTACCTCTGCTCTTTTTGGAGCCAGTACCGGTCCTGCTTTTCCCACCTCAGCCCCTGGGCGTCAATGGCTTCCTGGATTGCTTCCTCAGCTGCGTCGTCCGGGTGTGGTTCGTAGACCTCCAGGGTGATGTCGTGGGTGAATATCCGGTTGATGCCGTCCGGGCCGTCTGTGGTCACGTCGTCCATATATACGACATACGTGCCGGCCGGTGGCTGTAAAAATCGAGACCGACGGAAGGGCAGGCCTGCCGCGGTCAAAATGTCCTTAATCATTGGCAACCGCCTCCTCGATGTCTTTCTCATACTCTGGCAGCACCTGGTCGAGCGCATCCGCAAGGAACGGGTCGCCCTTAGTTCGGCCGCCGTCTTTGGTGGCGTGGCCGTGAACCAGCAGGTGCGTCAGTCGGTGGTCTGGTGCTTTCACGTGCCAGGTGAAGGACTTCATGCCGTGACCGGCGTCCGTTTCCTTGGCCGCGATGTTCTTCTTGAAGCTGCCACGCTCACCCACCGGCGCCGTGGCCTTGGTCTTCTTGACCAGCTTCTTGATGGCTGACCGGCCGCACTCGTTCACCTTCTCGGTGACTTCCTTCCGGTACGTCGTCAGCTCTTGGGAGATGGCGGCGCCCAGGTCGGTCGGTTTGATATTCTTACTCATAGAACTCACCCACCAGTCTGATGGTGCGGTGCTGCTCCATGTAGTCGTCGTAGTCTATCACCTTAAAGGTGCGGCCACGATATAAAACGCGGTACGGCTGCGGGCTGTAGTTGATGTCCTCCAGCGCCTTAACATACCGGAGCTCGAAAGTCAAGCGCGCCTGGTACTGGTCAGCGCCGGCGCTCATGGCCGTGCCGCCTCCGGTCTTGTTGACCTTGGCGTGCAGGTTCTTCTCGAACGCGTCCGCCCACTGTTCAGTGTCCGGGTCCTGGACTTGTATCATTATAGGCTTGTCATAAACTGCCACTAGCCCTCACCCCCTGCCGCTTCTTTCGCTGCCAGAAGCTCCAGGCGAAGCTGCCACTCCATGGTGTTCACCAGCTGCCTGGTGGCGCCGCTTACCTTTGCGCTGACGCCTCGGTCGCTGTATAAGTCGTCGGCGTATATCTTCACCAGTTCGGCCACTCTCGGGTCGTCCGGGAGATACTGTTCAACGTCGGCGCCTATGGAACCGTGAAGCACCTGCACGGCGGTGTTCAGGGCGCTCCGGACGTTCCTGGTCACTTGTTCGTCCGCGTAGTCAATGCCGAGGTAGTCCATCACCTCGTCAATAGTTGGCATCATGCGCTCCGCCTCCTTTGCTTAAAACTGACCGGCGGGCCCATTATAGACCCGCCTGGTCGTTACCGTGTCAATTAGGAAGCAGCAGACGCGGAGAAGGAGCCGTAAATATAAGCGCTTGTGTCGGTGCTCATAACGTCGAAGCCTTCAATCACGCGGAGGCAGTTCTGGTTCTTGCCGAACAAGTAGTGCTCGGAAACGTTGAACTCTAACGCCTTGTGCTCCACAAATGTGGCGCCGGCCTTTGTGCTTCCGTAAATCATAGGGAAGTGAGTCGCGTCAATGTTTGGAAGCTGAGCATCCGGGAACACTTCAACGCGAAGACCCTGGAAGAGTTTCTCTGTAGGGTTTGCAGGGTTCGGCTGCAATACTGGGCGGCCGTCGTTGTCTTCCTCCTCATCCAAGCAAGCGAAGCCGGACTGGTTTGTGATGATGACGCCATCAATTAAGCAGGACGGGTCAAGGTCCACGGTGATGGACTTCTTGAAGGCCTTCCAGCCTGCGATGGCCTTCGGTGTGCCTCCGTTGTAGCCTGCCTTTAATGTTGCGAAGATGCTGCCGTTCTCTGTAATGATTGCATTACGAAGGAACCAGCGGTTAATATAACCCATGAGCCCAGCCTTCTCAGCTCCTAACAAGATGCGAGAAATTGGGATGAGCTTGCCGAAGTGCTTAATCGCGAACTTGATCGCCTTGAACTTCGGGTTTGTTTCTGTTTCGATTTCTGCACCGTCCTCGAACTCAACAAGACCGGCAGGAGCGCCGTCTTCGTAGTTCACGGAACCAGCAAGGGCGTCTGTTGTCTCAACTGTAACGAGATGCTTCGCGCTCTTGTAAGTCTTGCGGAGCTCATTGATTTCGGCTTTTACGTCTTCCGGGATGAGCAAGTTCTCACCGTCAGCAGCTCCGTCGCCAGTGATGAGCGCCTTCTCTGTGTTGTCGAGCTCTTTTCTTGTCAGCATCTTGGCGATGGCCTTGAAGCCGCTGGCCTTCTTTGGCTCTGCTGGTGGCTCTGGAACGCCTGCCTTGTTGGCTTTCTCCATACGTTCCTCAATGTCGAACTCCTTCTGGAGCGCGTCCACTTCGTCGAGTAACGCCTCAACCTGCGCGAGGTCCTTTGTGTTTTCGTCTGCTAACAAGGCCTTCGCTTCTTCTGTCTTCTGTGTGATTTTTGTCTGTAATTCACGCATTTTCTTATTCATTTCGTGATCCTCCTTTAAATATAAAAATTATTTTTTGCAGTAGATGCGCCCAGTCGAGCGCGGAGCTGCAACTCTTTGATTTTGTCCGCCGGTGCCTCTTCTGGCTCCTCCGGTGGTGTGGCTGGTTCGTCTTTTTCGTAGACGGTCTCGCCGGTGTAGCTTTTACTTACTCCCGCAGCGCGCTGCGCTGGAACTGCCACAAGACTGAACTCGTAGGCATCCTTAACGCCGGACAGCGTAAAGGTGCAGACCTCCTGGCCGCCTTCCTTGTCGTAGCTCTTGCCCGGCCAGTGCCGGCAGTAGCTCTTGACGTTGTCGGTGCCGCAAATGGAGCAGATGCTGCTAGAAGGCGCGAAGCCGACGCTTCCTTCCTTCTTGATGCCTCCCTTGATTTCTGCAATCAGGTCGGCGTTGCCTGCGGTGCGTACCATGTAACAGTGCGCCACTAACTGGGTGTAGAGTTCGCCGGACTTTGTCGTCTTGGAACCCTGCACCAGCTCTGTCTTATAGATGCGGGCCACCTGGCCGTCAGTGCTGTGAAGGTGGTCTTTGATGACCGTCTTGCCCAGGTACAGCTTCTGCATATCCTGCAACGCTTTGATGGTGAACCGGTCGAAGGCGCGGTCCACTTCGTTGTCGCAAAGGACTGCCTTGAACGTGAAGACCTCCTCGGCTGTCAGGGCCACGGGTGCCAGCTTGTTGATGGCTTTGAGGTCGTCGTCTGCGACCTCCTGGGTCGATAAGCTGGCGGCCTTCTGCATCATGCAGGCGGTGCTAAAATCTCTTTTATTGTCTGTTTCAGCCATGCCTTGTCCTCCTCTCTCGATATATTTGTATATTGCGCCCCAGTGTACTGCACCGGGATGCTCGCACCGTTGCCCAGGAGCTGGTCGCCGCCGTCTTTTGCCGGCAGGTCAATCTTTTCGCGGGCTTCGTTCGGTGTCATCAGGAAGTTGCTGACCGCTGCGCTCAGTGTTTCAATTTGCGTTTTCTGGTCAGCTCGAAGCATCACGCCCGTGTTGAACTTGGCGTGGAAGCCGTTGGCCTCTTCTTCGTCGCTTAATAGCTTGTAGCCGATTTCCTCCTCGTACTGCTTCACGATAAAAAGAAGCGTATCGACCAGGAAGCTCAGCTGCTGCGCCTCAGCGCTTGCGTAGCTGCTCTTTGTGTAGTCACCCACCTGGTACGGCTTGACGCCGAAGGCGCTGGCAATCTGTAACGCGCTGTACTGTTTAACCTCCAGGAACTGGCTGTCCGCCAGCTTCATGTTGAGCGGTGTCAGGCTGAACCCGTACGGGATCGGGATGCTCGCGCCCTTGCCCTTCTTGCCCAGCTGGTAGTCCTCAATCTGTTTGAGGAGCGTCTGCACGTTCGTGTCGTTCAGCCCGCCCGTGTATTGCAGCACGGTCTTGGCTGTCATGCCGCTGTCGTACATCTCGTTGACCATCTTCTGGGCCTTGATATTGCCCTGGATGGTCGCGGCCAGCTGCTCGCGCACGCTGACGCCGACAAGTCCGTCGACGGTGTTATGGCTCTTGAAGTGCAGGACCTCCTCGGAGCCTAAAATGGCCACGCCTTCCGCGGTGGTGTACTGGTAATAAACGTCCGCGACGGTGTCAAGCCTGCGGGCGTCGTCGTAGTACACACGAACGGCGCGCGGGTCCATCGGCCACAACTGTGGTCTGTTTGGGTTCCTGGTATCAATCCACGCGTAGGCGTTGCCGTAGTGGTTACGACATAGCTCCATGGTTGACCAGAAGACGCTGGCCGTCATGTAACGGTTGGGCCGCTTGTTTAGCATCCTAAAATAGGGATGCTCGCGGGCGGTGCGGATGCCGTCGCCGTCTGTGAACTGCTGCAACTTTAGCGGCAGCTTGCCGATGCTCTCGCTGAGCACTTTCAGGCAGGCGTAGTAGGTCGCCTCGCTGAGTGCCGGCCCTTTGACGTCATGCACGCCCAGGAACTCCAGCAGCTGGTTCAGGCTCATGCTCTCCGATGTGTTTGCACTCTTGCCCCGGAAGGCCCTCACGGCTGCCTTGGTTCGGTCAATTATTTTCATGTTGTTTCCCTCCTTACTCCCAGCCCATCATGGCCAGGAACTGGTCAAGCGCGTCGCTCACTGGGATGTCAGGCTCTCCGCCCGTAGTCATAAGCATGAGCGCGTGCGCGTCAATAAAGGCGTCCACCGGGTCAATACGTTTGAACCGGACGCCGGGCTTCTTGTCGACCTTTATCTCCTCGAAGCTGTTGCGGACGATGGCCGCGTTCGTCATGGACCAGGTCAGCAGCTCGTTGCGTTCGTCGTACTCGAACTGGCCGCCCTTGGTCAGCAGCTGCACGGCCACCGTGGCGTCGTTCAGGTTCCGGGCGCTCTGGGTGATGGTTACGACCGGACAGCCGAAGGCCTCCAGGTCCTGCATCACTCCGGCCGCGTTGTGTGGGTCGATGCCGATGCCCAGGAAGTTCAGGCCGTACTGCTCGCGCAGCTCCGCCAGGTGCTTCACTATGAACTTGTAGTCGTTCATAAAGTCCGAAGCGCCGCCGGTGACTGTTATCAGTCCGGCGCCTTCCCAGATGTCGTACGGTGCCAGGTCCGTCTCGATGTGCTCCTCCAGACGTCCGCGCGGCATGAAGCTGTGGCTATACACATAGAAGCGCCCGCCGTCAAGCGGGAACTCCAGCGCCAGGGTGGTCAAGTCACCACCGCTTGACAAGTCAAGCCCCACCCAGCAGTCGCGGTACCCGTCCGCCGTGATGTCGGCCAGGGTGCGCTTAGTCGCGCAGGCCTTCCAGGCATCCGGGTCAATGAACTGGTCGTCCGTGTTTTTCACCCACATGTTGAGGTTCTTGCATAGGAAGTCCGCCAGCTCCATGCCGCCCATATCTCTGGCAGTTTGTGCATCCTGCCGGAGCGTCGCCAGACGCTCAGGGTCGGCGCAGGTGAACGGGCAGGCCTTCGGCCAGTTCTCCTCGTCCCAGATGTCGTCGCCTTCATCCAGGCAGTAGATGTCAATAAAAAAGTCCTCCGCGGTCGTGAGACCTTTGAGGACCTTGACGGCATAGTCGTCCATCTCCTTGCAGAAGCTGTTCAGCTGTTTGCCTCGCGTGGTGATCATGCTCACCAGCGTCTCAGGCAAGGAGCGCGTGCCGTTGTATATTGCTTTATAGACGCCGTTGTCTTTGTGCTGGTGTATTTCGTCAATACTTGAAAAGATGGACCGGAACCCGTCGTCCAGACCAGCCTCACGGCTCAGCGCCTCGATGGTGCAGCCCGTGTTCATCGCGATGATGGTGCTCTTGTAGTCCTTAACGTCAAAGTAGCCGTCCGGGTTGGTCACTTTGTTGTATTTGAGGTCCGGGTCGGCCTGCACAAACTTGGCCATCTCCTCCCACGCCAGCTTCGCCTGCCGCTTCTTAGTCGCGGCCGTGAATAGCTTGCCGTGGTTGTACCCGGAGAAGCCCGCGATGTATGGCCCCAGGATGCCGTTCTCCATCGTCTTGCCCTGCTGCCGGCTTATAGACTTATACCGGCGGCGGAAGCGTCGGCAGTCGTTGACCACCTTCTTCCACCCGAAGGTGCAGCCGATGTCGAACGCCTGGCAGCCCATGAGCACCAGCGGCTTCGGTTCGGCACCCTCGGCCAGCGTCAGGGTCTCAGCGTAGTCGAGGACGCGATGCGCAGCCTCTGGGTCCCAGT